TAGCTAATCTGCAAAGGAGATGGTGGGTCACACTGAAGGCAGCCCATGAGGATAACATCCCCATGGGTTGACCTTTAGTGTACCTGAAAATCGTGCCATCCATGCCCATTACAGGCATGGTGACTACCGATTTTCAGGATTCGGAAACCTCCTGACCGAAGAGGAACTCAAGAGAGAACCCTTGTAAACAGAGGGGAAACTCATCGGTCGCCTTACTCAAGTCAATGGACTCCGTAATCCATTGCTCGGGTATAGGCTTTCCGATCTCACTTAAACACCTTAATTGGTCAAAAGTGAAGTCTTGAGGGAAAGTGCGTAGCACCTCAAAAAGCCGGTTATGAATCGGCCAGAGGAGAGCTTGCATCGATCCTTGTGGTATGCAGACAACACGGGCTTTTCCTCCCATCTCATTTATGAGTGAGAGGACAGCACCGTACTGCATATCCACAATTCCTCCACTCTGGGTTACTCTGTCGAGTCCAAGATACCTTAGGAATTCCTTTGGATCAATGGACCCTTCAAAACTCGTCATTGCGAAAAGCAATTTCGCGAGTTGTAAATGACAAGCTGATGAAGACTTGTTCATATACAGTAGCCCAGGCCTACCGAACAAAGTCGATGTTCAGAACATCGGTATCTTTAGTTCGGAAGGGGTCAGGAGTGGATCTTCAAAGGGTTTCAACCCTTCTTTCCAACACAACTCGAATCAAATCGAGCGAGTTGGAATAGAGTCTAGCTTACGTCAAGCAATAGATTTTGAATATAAGTGGCTGAACAATTCACCACTTTTCTTCTCACTATACTTTCAGTAAGCAGCCTTGTAGATCCGGCAGGTAGATAGTACTAAGGAGCGCACGAAGCGAATATAAAACTTCGCTAAGGTTTTGTCTTCGTGAAACGAAGCAAAACGCTCTCAACGTTCCCAGCCTGATTTTAGGCAAAGGACCGAGAGTTGTCTACGGCTCCGTCTATTAGTAGGTAATGTGACAGAGGGTTTTACCCCAACGCACAAATTCCTAAAATAGAGGAACGTATCCTTGTACATACCTAAGACAAAGGGATCCGCATAGGAATCGACATATATTCTCTCGAATATATTGACGAACCTAGTGCAGTCCCTGCGTAGCCTACGAATTGGCCCAGTTCAGACTTTAGGAATACAAGCGAGTAGCGTCTCAAACATGAGACTAACTACTCTCTTCCTAAGTCGTACCCGAACGAGAGATACCTGGATACCAGGTGAGGATCGCCTTCATTTCAGTTTCCTGAATTGTTCAAAAGGCATCCTCTCTATTTTGGAGGCCAACTTATCTATTCTAGAAATAGATTGAACTAGTTGCCTACCAGATAGAACTCTTCTCGCCCGTTTGCGAGTTCCTTTCGAGGAAAACTCGCAACGCGTCACGAAAGTGAGCGTGGACCCTCTAGAAGGGTTA